CTGAGCTAAAAATGGATGCGCCGTTGGGTGCCTTGGGTCGGTTAGCATGGATGTTTGCGACGTATGTAGGTGACGCAGTTGATGAGGTTGTCACTCGGGTATCGCAGCGTGCGAGGGAGGTATTCCTGAGTTGCGATTTCATTCCTGGTGTGTGTTATGATGTGTATGTTGATATGTACTATCAACCGGAAGGGAACTGGTTTGAGGCGCACAACCTGACTGTCCAGGAGCCGTCTGTGCTGGTTGTGGATCCTTTGGTGGATGACCCCTTTGTCAACTTCTTGGGTGACAATACCAGAGCCTACGCACCAACAGTTGTCAAAGAGAGAACAATCAGCGTAGCAGAACGTGTCTCTCAGGTGGAATCGTACGTTCCAAATGTTGTGGCCGATCCCGTAGCTGTGCTTCAGGACACGTATGACATTGCGTACCCTGGTAATTCTACGGCGCAGCTGCAGAACGTGCTTGAGAGGAGGAGGGTCAGACTTATCAATATAAACACGGAGTTCTTCGGAAAAATAGAGGTTAATAAAGATATAGCCGCTCCGGAGAGGCTTCATGGCGACGCTCCGTTGCGCACCTCGGCTTTGCCGGTGTCGCGTACCCCTCTGGTGGATGCGATATTGGCGTCGGCCAAACGGAATTTCAACCCACCCGACCTGCAGATCCAGAACGATGTGCATGGGTTTGCGAGATACTTGATCGATGAGTTTATCGACAATTTCTTTATGGAGGGTTTTCGGGATACTGTAGGAAAAGCGTACAAGGACCAGCCGTTGTCCTTTAACGTGTCGGACTATTTGGAATGGAGGGCTTTGCGTGATGAGAAGTACTTGTCCGCGTTGGAGGCAGAGTGTCCTAACGAGATGGTCGAACTTAATCTTGAGAAATTTGACACCATAATCAAACGCAGGGTCAAGCCTACTTTGAGTGTGGCGGCGCAGCAGACTCTGTCGCAGCCTCAGGTTATAGTTAGTCTCGGGAAGAAGGAGACTGCTTTGTTTTCTAGTCTTTTTAGGAGAGTTTTTGAGAGGTTTGATCACGCACTTAAACCGCAGGTTAAGAGTGCCGGCAGGGCGTCTGACGAAGAAGTTTCTCAGTGGCTAACGGAGTTCCGACACATTGTTCTCAGTATGTCTGCTGTTGAGATAGACTCTGGGAAGTATGATAAGTCTCAGAACTTGTTGGCTAGACTTATAGAGGCTTATTTGTTTATTGAGCTGGGTTTAGATCCAGGCGTGACGGAGATTTTTGGGGACTCGTTCGTTGGGAAGGTGTCAAGCAAGGCGCTGGGTCTTATGTTCATTTCGGCGTACCAGATGAAGTCTGGGGCACCCGATACTATGCTTGGCAACATCGTGTATAATTTTGTGTCTGCCGGTCATGCAATCGGTTATGAGAGGATTAAGGCTGGTATTGGCAAAGGTGATGATAATGTGATGTGGATTACAGATACGTCTAAGGCGAGCCTGGTGGTTTCCAAACTTTCAAATTTGTTTAATTTGGAGGTGAAGTACATAGTGGATTCTGTTATAAGCTTCAGTTCTGGCTATATAGTTCCGGTTGACGACATGGTGTTTTTT